CGCGAGGTTGGTGACGTCCTCCACGACACCCGGATTGAACGCCTTGATCTGCTCCGGCGTGACGCCCTGGCGCTCCAGATAGGCGTCGACCTCCTCGATCGTAGCGCCCTTCTCTTTGGCCGTGCGGATCGCATTTTTGATCCGCGACAGCTTGCCAATGTCAACGTCGGCGGCAGGGGTGTCGACCATCGTCAGATCCCGTACTTATCTTCGAAGGGGTCTTTCTTCGGTGGCTTCTCCGCACCACCGCCCGTGCCGGCGTCTGGGCCGCCGCCGCCTTTGTGGGATGGGCCGCTGCCGGCCTCGTCGGGCGGCACAGATGGGTCACCGCCTCCACCGCCGCCGCCCTCGTCAACGACCTTTTGGATCAGCCGCTGTAGATCCGGCGTCATCAGGGTTTCGGTGTCGATCGCATTCAGCGCGTCGCGAGCCCTGGTAGTCGCTTCGGGGCTACGATCGCTATTCGCCCACTGGGAGACGATCTGGCCTCGCTTGACGTTCTGCACAGCCTTCTTGCGCATGAACGAGGAGATGAGCTGATTGGCGGCGGTGTTGTTGCCGAGCCGCGGCATCGCCGCCCTGATGTTGTCGAGATCGGCATCGGACTGCGAGCCAGAGCCCGGCACCCGCAGCTTCGGGATCAGATCGCTGATCGTCGCCTTCCACGCGGCACCGGCTGAGGTGAAGCTGGGGAACATCTCGGCCAGGGCGCCGGTCAGGCCACCCTGCGGCGCCACCGCGCTGAGCTGGTCGATCATGTCCATGCTGGAGACGATCTGGCTCGCCTGATTACCGGCGGTGATGTAGTCCTTCCAGATCCCTGCTTCGCCCTCGGAAAATTTCTTCGACAGCGTCGCCTCGTCGGCCGCGGGACCGACTTGGATGTTCTGGCCCTGGCCGCCGATCGGGTCGTACTGCCCGGTCGACAGGTTCTGCTGATACTGCCGGGTCGGATCGAGGCCGAGCGCCTTGGCGGCATCTCCGGTGATCACCGGGCCGAACTGCTTCTGCTGGCTCTTCCAGAGCGCGAGGAAGGTGTCGGGGTCGTACTGCGCCAGGGCGGCCTTGCCCTCGGGGGTGAGCTCGCCATGCTCGCCCATGGTCTGGAGCGCGTTCGCTACGGCGCTTTGGCCGGTGGCCACATCCTTGGCGGCGCGGCCTTCCTGCCACCCCGCCAGCCCCTTTTCCAAGGCATAGGCGATGCCCTGCATCGGGCTCTGCATCGCGGTCATCGGGGTCTGCTGCCCGGCGAGTTGTTTCTGGCGCGCCATCAGTGCGTCGAGCGTCATCCCGCCGCCGGCCAGCGGAGCGTCGGCGACCGTGGTCGACACTTGGCGCGGGCCGACTTGCGAAGTTCCGGGCGGCACTGGAAAGCCGGGCTTGCGGAAGCCGGCCCATGGATCGGCGGGGAACGACATCAGAACAATCTCCCCGAATTGAGCTGCGCCATGACCTGTGCCAGCAGTGCCCGGCGGGTCGGGTCAGCCGGGGCCACAGACGGTGCCACCTGCCCCTCGACCAGCGCCGCCTTTGGCTGCTGGCTCTGGAACTTCCTGGCGGTCGGCAGCGGCGCCTTGGAGGCCTCCACAATGCCCTTGCCGAACACCTCCAGGGCGTTCTTCGGCTCCTCGGTGTCGCCAAGTTTGCCACCGCTTAGGAAGTACGGCACCGGCTGGGCCTCATGGACCAGTGGCGGCTGCCCCTCGCCGTAGGGCGGTGTCACCGAACTCGGGCTGGTGGTGGCATTGGCAGCCGTGTTGGACGGGTCTGGAGCTGGCGGCTGATAGACCCCAGCGCCGCCGACCGCCTGCGCCTTGGGCAGCGCATACTGCTTCGCCTGGGCCTGCCCCTGCGCCTTGGCGCCGGGAACGAAGTCCGCGAAACTCTCCCCGTTCATGGTGAGGTTTTCGAGGAGCGTCCGGTTCGGGTCGATCGGCTTGCCGGTCGCCCTCATCTTGGCGATCGTGCTCTCGTCCCACCGCTTCAGCGGGATGATCCCAGCCACCCGCGACTGAACCTCCCACGGGACCGGCGACCCATCGGCCGCCTTCATTGGCGTCGGATATTTCCTCAGATCGATGCCGGCCCGCGGGGCAAAGTCCCTCCACGTCCCGGTGGTGATCTGGACGTAGCCTTGTGCCTGCCCCGATGAGGTGCCCTGGTGAACGTTGGGGATGTTACGCCCGCCGCTCTCGTTCTGGATCATTGCCCCGAGGATGGTGCGCGGTCTAGCCATGGCGGATCACCCGTGTCCGTAGCGATAGATCGAGCCGGAATTGGCGTGGGCGCCGCTATTGCCGGAAGCGTAAGTGCCCTGATCACCGGCCCGACCAGTGCCGTAATAGCTGGTGCCGCCGGTCGACCCGGAACGGCCGCTGCCGCCCTGCACGCCATAGGCGCCGGGGTAGTACATGCTCATCGCGTAGGCGAGCGAATTGCGGCTGCTGTTCTTCTTCGCTGCCGCTGCCGCTGCCGCATCCTCGGCCGCCTTCTTCTCGGCCGCGGCCTTCTCCTCGGCGGCTTTCTTCGCCGCCGCTACCTGATCGTCATAGTATTTCACGCCGGCCTGAGCGCCCGACATCGGGTCGAAGCCACCGCCGGCCTGTGGCGAGCCCTCGCCGCTGCCGAGCATGCCGGCCCCGGCATAGGGATTGAGCTGCTGCGGGTTGTTGGGTGTCGACGCCATCGGGGCCCCCTACGCTGCGCGCTCGGCCAGCAGGCCGTAATTGACAAGGTCAAAGCCGTCTGCGTCGACGTGAACGGCGTCGGGATGGAGGGCGCGAACCTCATCCGACATGACGCCGATCTGAAGTTCCGGCCGACCTTTGTACCGGAACATGTAAAGCGGTGCGCCGGCCAAAGACGGGCCGAGCGGCACGATGTCCTCTTTGAGGCGCCGATCGGATTTGCCGTAGGCGTAGCCGCCGGCCCCGAGCCCGGCACCGATGACGCCGAATAGGCCCTGGTTGAAGGCGTTCGCGTTGGCACTCTTCTGCGCGTAATTGTCTTGAATATATTGCCCGATCGGCGCCGCATTGACCCCCTGGCGCGAGAAGGCGGCGAACTGCGGCAGGTTGACTTGCGACCCTGACATCAGCGCGTTGATCTCGTTGAGCTTCTGATTGCGCTCGGCATAGGAGCTCTGCTCCTGCGCCTGCCGCAGCAGGTTTTCGAACTCCCAGTGGCTCTGCGCCGTGCCGTAGTTCTGCCGCGCCTCCTGGCCGGAGGCGAGATAGGCCTGCTGTTGAGCGTCGGTCATCGCTCGGGCGCGGGCGTCGGCGACCGAGCCATACTGCTCCGAGCCGGGGTTCAGGCCGCGCGCCGCGAGCGCCGCGTCCTCCTGCGCCGATCGCTTGGTCATCGCCTCGTTCTGGCGCGCCATCAGCGCCGCCTCGATCGCCGGCCGATCGGTGGCCTCATTGAACTGGTGACCGGCCTGCCACGGGTTCCAGCCCGTCTTGTCGACGCTCTTGGCGAAGTAGGCCGGCAGCGTCGCCGACACCTGCGACGCGGTGGTGCCCATGTTGGTGCGGGTGGCCTGATCGAGGTCGGCAATCTTCTGCTCGGCCGGGGTCAGAGTGACCTTGCGATTGTAGCGCGGCACCAGCCGCATCTTGCCGTCCGTGCCCTGTACCTGCTCCCAGCCGGCGATGTCGTAATTAACCTGCCCGTAGGTGTTGTACTCGTTGGGGTTGTTGATGATCGCCGACGACTGCGACGCAGCCATCTCGGCCTTTTCCTGGGCCGAGGCGGTCTTGTACGGGTCGGGCGCTTTAGGCGAGCTGGCCATGGGGTACTCCAGCGAAATCGGTTCTGGTGATGGTGCTGCCGCCCTGGTAGCCGGTCAGGAAGCGGCAGTCCTCGGCGAGCATCCCGAACAAGAGCGCGTCGCGCTTGCCCTCGACGCTGAGCCGCATGTAGCCCTCGTACTGAAAGCCGAGCTGGCGGGCGTTCTTGATCGCCCGCTCATTAGCCGGCTCGATCAGCGCCGTGACCCGCGTCGCCTGGGTGAACACCGCGGTGAACAGCGCCTTCAGCAGCCGCCGGGTGACGCAGCGGGGATCCGTGACGGCGGCGTTGTAATGCCAGTCGAAGGTGGTTTTCGGTTCGAAGCAACAGACGCCCACGACCTCGCCGTCCCGGGTGCCGGTGGCGGCCAGCCAGCCGGAAGTGTCGAAGCGCACGTAGTCGACGCCGGTATGCTGGCTGAGGAAGGCGCGCGCCTCGTCGGAAAGCGGGGTGTCGAAGGAGTGCCGGATCACAGCGGCGAGCCCTCCTCGTAGACGACGTCGGCGGCCGACAGCGCGAAGGTGCAGTTCTTGACCGCGACGCGGAAGCGCGGGGCAGCGACGCGGCCGAGCCCGGTAACGCCCTGCCAGGAACCGCTCGGCGCCGCCTGCCCGGCCCACTGGTCGACGTTCCAAGTAGCGGTGTCCCAGTCGGACCCGACCGAGACGATCGCCACGTCGGGCATGTTGGCTGGCGCGGTGATGTCGTAGTCGGTCTTGATGTCGACGTAGAGCGTCGGGCTCCCGTCCGAGATGATGTGCGGGTAGACCAATTTGAACTGCTTGGTCGAGGCGGTGCCAAAGTTCGACCACGCGAATTGGACGTCGGCTCTGATCTCCTTGCCGTCATCGTTGAGGTAGAGCTCGTTGATCTCGAAGACCTCGCCACGATCGGTGGCAAAGATCAGCCGGCCGGCGATCCAGTTCCAGCAGCGCGATGGCAGGTTCGACCATTGCGCCCAGATCGAGGTCGACATCTCCCTGACGAGCTGCCGATAGACGCCGCCACCGAGCGGCATGTTGCAGATCGCCCGGCCGCTGTGATGGTCGAGCATGACGCCCCAGCCGTACTCGTTGCGGTGCGGCACGGCGACGTCGGTGAACGCAGAGAAGATCTGCTTCTCGGCCCGGCCCAGCTTCTCGCTCTCCGCGCGGATCAAGGTCGACATCGGCAGCAAGCCGGTCGAGGTCAGCACGTAGAGGTCGCCGCCGAACTGCATGACCGAGTTCTTGCTCATCGGCGAATCGAACCTGAACAACCCGACGAGCTCGAAGTCGCTGTCGGGGTCAGTACCACCGTAGATTGCACATTCCCCGTTGTCGGTGAATACTACAAGTTGATCGTCAAGCCCAGTTCCACCGTCGACAGTCCAGGGGTAGATGGCGCGAATAGAGCCGCCGCGCCGGAACAGAGCGTTGAGCGGCAGGTACTTGAGCTCGCCGGTCTTGCTTTGCACCGGGAGGTAGTAGACCGCGAGGTTCGAATCATCGGCGAACCACAAGCGGTTCATGTGGGTGCAGACCTTGCTGAACAACAGCGGGTTGATCCATTGATCAGTCAGCGGCGCGGTGACTGCCTCCTGCGCCATCGAGCCCTGCGGATCCGCCCGCATCGTGCCGGTGGTCTGATCGGCTGCCGCGGCGGTGCCGTTGATCCCGACTAGGGCGAAGGTGTTCGCCGGCATCCCGGCAAAAGTGATCGCGCGGGTGCCGTTGGCGGCCGTCAGCCCGACCGTGGTGACGCCCGACATGATGACCGACTGCCCCTCGTGGAACTTGCCGATGTCGGCGATGCCGACCGTCACCTGCACCGGGTTGGTCTTGGCAACCTTGGTGACGACGACCGGCGCCGGGCCAGGGTTGGTGCCGCCGTCCCATGACCACACCCCATTGTGGCCGTTGCACATGATCGTGAAGTCGGAGCTGCCGAGGTTGGTGAAGGCCGTCCAGGCCCAATCGTCGTCGGTGAAGCCCGTCTCGAAGAGCACGGCTGCCGCGGTGAAGAGGTTGGTGTTGGAGGCGAGCAGATAGGTGTTGGGGAAGCCATAGAACGGGACGATCGCCGAGATCGGCGCCGGGGTGGCAAGGTGAGCGATCCGGATGGTGCCCGGCCGCACCCGGATGCGGTCCTCTTCGACCACCCAATTGTCTAGGATGGGCGCCTGGAGCGGATCCCCGGCGATCAGCTTGGAGCTCAACGACAGGCCCTTGAGCGGCGCCTGAAGGTGCCGGATCGAGGAAATCTTCCTCTTGATCTGAAGCGGCTTGCCCGACACCACATATCGGCTGGGCAGCATCCTCATTGGTACGGGCTCGCGTCGTTGTTGAGGTCGACCACCTGGGCGTTGTTGGTCGCCGCGAGCCGGTGCATGCGGTCGGAGTAATCTCTCAGCTCTTCTCCAAATTCGAGCCCTTTGGCCTTGAGAAATCGATACTTCAAGCCGGCTATGGCAAGGCGTCCGTCGAACAGGACGTAGTCGGTGTCGGCGCTCGGCCGGTCCTTGCGCACGCCGGTCAGCGGATCGATCAGCCAGTAGCCATCGCCGAGCGTGTCGACGTAGGGCTGGTCGATCAGGATCTCGTCGGCGACGGCCTGAAGCAGTGCCACCATCTGAGCGATGTCCTGATCGGCCGAGCCCATCGCCTGCGTGACGGGCCCCTGGCTGATGCCGATCTCGCGGGAGGCTTGGTCGACGGCCTGCTTGACGGTGATCAGCCTCACGCGGCGGCCCTCGCTTGCAGCGTCAGGATCAGCGTCTGCTGGCTCTCAATCTTTGCGCGGAACTCGTTGTTCTGCTCCCTCAAGGCGCCGATTTGACCTTCCAATTCGGTGATCTTGGCCTCGTGCCTGCCGGTGTCCTTCTGGAGCTCGATCATCCGTTTCGCGCGCTTGGCGATCTCGATGACCTGGGGCGGCACGCCCGTCTGCGCGCCGCGCAGCGCCAGCTTGGCGAGCTCCTCAACGGTGGTGATGTCGCGGATCAGGCAGCTCTGGAGATCGGACGGCGAGATCGCCGGCCACAGCGCCAGGGGATAGCCGGCGGCGGCCGAATGCTTCAGCCCGGCCTGCTCCTTCTCGAAGACCTTGTAGGCCTCGCGGTAGTCAGGGTTTGCAATGTCGTCGTCGCTCGCCACCCGCATCACTTCCAGATACGGCGGCCGGCTGAGAACGATCTTGGTGACCTCGCGATAGACCGGCATGCCGTCGTCGGAAACGCCGTCTTCTTCCCAGCCAGGGATGAAGCGCACGAGGGTGGGGGTATCGGCCATATGGAACTCTCCAGCCCTGAGTGCCCTGTAGATGCGGACGGTGAAGCATCAGGGCGGTCGCCCCACCGTCCGCGCCAGAGCGGTCCCAACCCCTGCTGATCGGGAACCGCGTCTCGGGGTATCAGGTGCCGGTGAGCAGGATCCTGCCTTGCATCGACCTATTGGACAGGGTCAATGCGCCCATGAACGCAAGATGTCGGGTTATTGCATCCATGTCTGGAGACTGATCAGGCAAGTCTAAAGTCTCGAAATTCCTACCAGAATAGATCTCGAATTTCATATATTTAGTATTGATCATGTATCCACCGACCAATCCGGTGGCTGCACCATCAAATACCATTGCCGCAGTCTTATACTTCAGCGTTTCGAAGCCAAGTTTACCGAGATCTGCATCAGCGTACCGCTGATTTTCTTGTAAGCCACTCTCAAAAGTTGCGTAAATTTCAGCGTCTGCAACCAGAAGATCAGGCTTTTCGGTGCCACGCACCAGCTTGAGCCAGAGCGCATTGAGGCCGGCTTTAAGGGCCGGATACTGGAGGCCAGTAGCTCTCGCAATGCTCTGAAACTGGTTTTTCCAGAAGGGCCAAGTAGTTGCATTGATTCCGCCAACTATACCTGTGCCATCGTTAGTAATCATGGCAGCAAGTCCAGCGAAAGACTTGGCAACACTACCATCGCTATACACAGCTTTCGTAATGTTGTTCTTCATTGTACTTTCCGCATTTTCTAGCTTCCCCTCAAGCAGGTTGAGGATCCGCTCGCGGCCCCTGTTCTTGGCCATGTCGGGCCCAGAAAGGGTTACGGATGCGACCGCATTTGCAGGTTCGTAGTCGGCCTCGCTAATAGTTTCTTTGACCGCGCGAGACAAAAGCTCGGTGCCCGCATACCATGCAAAGGTTTCCTCAGCATAAGTCAGCGGGCACGAAATCGCTTTACCACCGTCTACTATACGAACTCTGTCTCCCTTTCGCAGAAGGGCAGTTATAGCATTTGAGTTACTTACGTTATCTGCGAAAGTCTTGTGATAGTTGTTGATTGTCGTTGCAACTAATTGGTTTACAGTGGGCTCTGCCACAACCTAGCTCCATGTGGGGGCGATGCCCCTCAGAAGCCGAGCTCGTCAGCCGTATCTGCGATGATGTCCCGCAGGCTCTGTCGGCCCCCATTGTCGGCCGGCGCCTTGCCGGTGACCGGGGTGGTTCGCCCCCGCACGTTCGAACGATTGGCCTGGGAGGCACGCACGTTCGCCTGCTGCTGCTGCCGTTGACGTTCGGTAGCGGCGAGCTGGGCTTGGCGGGTTTCCGGCGACATCCAGAGGGCCGTTTGATAGGCCTCCCGCAGATCGCGCTGCGGGTTCGCTTTGAACAATTCGATGATCTGGGGCAGCACGCGATCGAAGTCGGGATGCAACGGCTTGCCGTCCGCCCCCATCTCCTCCGCGAAACTGTCGATGCCCCACCTTGTGACCCTCAATTGCTGCTCGGCGGCCTGTTGCTGGCTGCCCTGGATGAGCTGTTGAACCGTGCTTCTGAGCTGTTGGACTTCAGTCGAGGTTCGGCCGAGATGATCGGCGAAATAGCGGATGGCGGGATTTCGCTTGTCGTCCTCTGTGAGGGCGGGTGCAGCTCCATCCTGCCGGCTCGTCGCAAAGAGCGCCGCTGGGTCCAGGCCGATGTTGCGGGCAATGTCCACGAGAAGGTTGACCTTCTCCCGCGGGTCGTTGGTCTGAGCTCGCCGATGCATCCCCAGTAGCTGGTGGATGGCATCGTAGGGGGTCAGCCCTTCTCGCCGCAGTGATCCCTGAATGATGGGATCCTGAAACAATTCCCCGACAGCACTGGTGAATTGGACTGCTGTCGCGTTTTGCTGCGCCTTCGCCTGATAGT